GGCAGCATGCTGAAGACGCTTGAGCCGATGCTAGTAACCGTTCCAAGCACACCCTTCTCGGTGGTGCTCATGTTGTGATGAAAATACGACAGGCTCATCGTCCGGCTCCTCACTATTTGCGGTAGGCAATCACCGTGCCGCTGTGCAGCTTGATGGCACTGAAGAAGCCGTCGAGGGTGGTGCCCGCCTTGATGAGCGCGGCGCTGGCCTCGGTGGCGTTCGCGGCGCCAGTAAGGTTGCCGGTGAGCGTGTGGAACTTGGTGTCGGTCATCACGTCGATGGAGACGATGTCAGCGGTGACGGTGTTGGTGTCGCCGATGAATTGGCTGCCGGACGTGCGGTTGGTGATGCGGGTATTCGGGTGCATAATTTAGTATTGGTTGACGCGGGCCGTCCACATGCTGGGCTGGCCCTGTTGGAAATAATATTTGTCGCGCTGGCTAATCAGCTCGGACTCGGCCATCTGTTCCATGGCGAGTGCTTTGTCTAGCTGGCCGTCTTCTGTGAGAAGATCCGAGGTCAGGAGGTAGCCGACTGCTTTTGCGATGACGGCGGGAACTGTCGCGGAGAGGTTGCTCGCGCTGTATTCGGTCGGGCGGACGCGGAAGTTGACCCAGACGCTAGTTGGCAGGTCGGTGTCTTTGGGGAAGCGCACGTTGTCGCCGAGAATGGTGTAGCCAATCTGGCGGGGTGCAACGTGGGTTGCAGGGTTGTCGCGCAGGACGGCGAAGACTTCGCCCATGGCGGTCTCGCCGGTTTGCTCGTAGGGGATGAAGTAGCCGGTCGTGTCGTTGCCTTCGACGGTGCGTTCTTCGACGCGCATGAGTTCTGGCCAATCGGCCCACTCCCAGCAGTCGGCGATGCGTTCGTTGGCGGCGGCGACCATCATGGTTCTTGCGCCGGATGGGATGGCGTCGATGGAGCTGGCGTCGTTGCCGACACGCTGCCATGCGCGGAGGAGGATAGACTGTAAGGTGACAGTCCTCATTGCTCTGAAACAACCGGATCAGGGCGCGGGGCGATGATCACGCTGGCGCCGGACCAGACCCAGTCGCGGGTGCGGGTTTCGGGGGCGCGGACGCTGCTGCCTCCGGCGGCGAGGATCTGGTTGATGCCGGTGGCGCTGCTGACGTAAAGGGTGAGGAGTTGTTCGCTTTGCGCTTCGCCGAGGCGTTCAAGGACGGACTTGAGGGTGGTGTCGTCAAGGCCGAAAATTTTGGCGTGCAGGGTGGAGAGGCTTTGCGCGTAGAGTTCGCCGTAGTAGCGGCTGGCGGCGGCGGCGCGGTCGATGTCGCTGAGGGCGCGTTCGGCGGGCGTGACAGGCAGGAGTTGCGCGTGGGCGCTGGCGGCGGCGAGGCAGATGATGAGGAGGTGTTTCATGGGTTAATCGAGTTGAACGGCGCGAAGGTAAGAATTGGAAAGGAGGGTTGAGACGTTGGTTGTGTTGTTGGTCGGCCACCAAGCAATGAAAACCGTGGTGTTGCTGGTTCCGGCGGGGACGTAAAGTTTGCCCCAATAAACCCACGTCAGATTTGCGCCGGCGATGACGGTTGACGGCGTTATGTAGCTTTGATTGGTGGCGTTCTGTTGAATGCCCACGAGTGATCCTCCCACGTTGATAGCTACACCGTGAGCGCGGCGACCGCTGGTTGTTGGCAGGCCGAAAACGAGGTAATTGACGTTGCCGGTGTCGGCCCATGTGAGCGCCCAAGAGACCTCATGCGCCTTTCCGGCAGTCAGGGTCACGGATAGATGCGGGTCTTGGTTTTGCGACGAGTCCGGCCATGTGTTGTTTGTCCAGTTGCTGCGCGAGGTGTTTGTGGGTTTGGTGGCAAAGGCGACCTTGCTTGCCACGAAGGACGAGCCGCCCGCGCCGTCTGCGGTGAGCAACGCACCATTGGCGGCGGCGGCGCTGGGCGGGTTGCCGGCGGTGAGCGCGCCGTTGGTGCCGATGATGGCGGTGCGGGAGTTGGCGTTGGTGAGCGGGGAGAAGCGGAGGTTGTTGCTCCAGACGAGCGTGTTGGTGCGGCGGGTGACGACGTTGCCGTTGGTGTCGGTGACGAGGCCGATGTTTTGCGCCATGGCCGAGCTGGCCATAAGGGCGGCGAGGACGATGGCCGAGAGGGCAAAGGCTACCGAGCGGACGACGCTGTCGGTGCCAGTGACTTTGAAGGTGAGCGTTTCGTTGTCGGTGATTTCTACTTGCATGCTGCGGGTCGGGGCGCCGTCGTCGTAGATGAGGAATGCGGCGTCTGACATGACATCGTGGAAGCTGGTGTCGGTGAGCTGGTAGTCGTTGTCGCGGCTGGCGCCGACGATGGCTTTGCGGACATACACGCCGGCTTGTTTGTAGGACGAGAAAGGCCAGGTGCCGGAGTTCGAGCGGACGAGCCAGCGGCTATCGAGGGCCGCCGATCCGTCGAGCGGGAGGTCGGCATAGGTTGCCACTTCGCCGCTGAAGAAAGCAGAGCCGCCGCCGCCGCCCGATCCTTTTTGATCGAACGTGCCGCTGAAGGGGTTAAACGTCCAAGGCATTACAAATTAGAAATTGGAGATTTAAGAGCGGGTGACGGCAGCGAGGTCCGCGTCGTCGGTTGTCGGCGGGTTTGTCGTGTAGGAGAAGGTCAGCGTGGCGACTGTTTGGCCGGTGCCGCCGCCTTCTTTGTAGGTGACAGTCTGGATGTTGTTCGTGCTGCCGTAGTAGCTGATCGAGAGATAGTCGTGCTGCGGGATGTTGAGACCGGCGATGTTTCTGACTGAGACGTTCGGGTGCATGGGTTAGGCGGCGGGTTGGGCGGTCATGCCGAGTTGCTGGTCTTGCTGGAGCTTTTGCAGCGCGGGTTGGGCGCCGGTGCGGCCGATGACGGCGTTTTGCTGCTGCTGGAGCTGGAACTGGAAGGCTTGTGCTCTTGCGTCGATCATGCTTCGGAAGATTTCGTCTTGTTGATACCGCTGTTGGACGGCGGGGTTGGACTGAATGATTTGCTGCAGGGTTTGCAGTCTTACCTGCGCGTTTTGTCCGCCCTCCTTCAATGGCGGCTCGGTGCCTGCGGCGATTTTGGCGAAGGCGGTTTGTTCGTCTTCTTGCTCCATTTGCGTCGCGGCGCCGATGTCTTTGATGAGGATGCCGGCGAGATTGGGGTCTACTGCCTGCATCATGTATTGGACCAAGCCAACTCGATCGATAACGCCGAAGCTGTCCAAGGGGACTAGGACTTTGGCGAGGTAGTCTAATTTGGCGCCCAGTGCTTCGGAGTCGAGCAGCCGGGCGTCGAACTCGCAGGTCACGTCGAAGCGGCCGCGGATGTCGGCGGGGCTGGCAACGAGCGGGAGATTGGGGTTTCCGGTGACGCGGGCAACTTCTTCCGGCGTCATATACTGCTGACAAAGTGAGAGCGTCTGGACGAGGCAGAGCTTCATGTCGAGCAGCCACGAATCGACCAGCTCTTGGGTGTGCAGCATGTAGCGCTGCGGCGGGACGGCCTCGGAGATTCGTCCGAAGTAGTTGTCCACGTCGTTGCGGATGGACATCTCGACTTCGATGCTGCCGGCGTCGGGCTGCGGCGGGTTCATCCAAGTGATCTCGCCGGGGCGGCGCTCAGGGATTTGCACGCCGGGGCCGAGGATGAGATCCATCTTGCCGCGCGCGGCGCTGGTTTTGAGCGGGGGCAAGGTGACGATGCTGGCGCGGTCGCCTCGCATGTCGCGTTGGATTTTGACTTCCTCCTGGGCGGTCTGGACGATTTCCGGCACGCCGCGGGACTCCAAGATGGGGCGTGAGGCGCGTTCGCGGGGCAGCTCGACGAAGGGATAGAGCGCGTGCGCGTAGGGTAGGATGTCGTGGATGGCGGTGCGATCCGGGACGTGGTAGCTAAGGACCGTGCGGGTGACGCGCATCGCCTTGGTGCGGTCGTCGTGTTCTTTCCTGTAGACGTGCCAGATCTCAATCATGTCGCGCTGGTGGTCGTAGAGGAACTGGTCGCTGCGGTGGAGGTTCAGCGAGATGCGGCGGATGTCGCCTTTCTTCTCCACGACTTGCTCGACCCATTTGTCGTCCCAACCCTCAACAGCGGCACGCTCGCGCAA